GCTTCTCTAATTGCTTCTCTAGCACTGGCTGTAATAGATGCGGCTAAATCTACATCATACCAACCGAATCCTTGTAATGCTACAACTCCATAAAAAGATGCTAACAATCTTTTAGTAGCCATTTGCATTGAATTCCATTTTACATATTCTTTCTTATTTCCTTCTTGTAATGCTTCTAACATTTTTAACTTGTATTCTTTTCTCAAAGGTTTTAACGTAGCAATAGCATTCGGTAATAATCCTAACTTATCGGTTCTATAATACCTCATATCCTCTTGTTTTGTATTAGAGAAGTTTCTTGGTGTTTTAAGATTAACAGCGAATTCAGTTTCTTTGTTAGATTTCGTTTCCCAAGAAATATTTCTTGCTAATATACAAGAGGGATATAGCGAAGCAAAATCAAACGCCGCTACGTTGAGATGTAATCCATTAGTTCCTTCGTCTAACGGATTGTAAATCATCGCCCCATCGTATTGTTTCTTCTCTCCATACTTACCAGTAGGTGCTTTCCAATATGCATTACGCATGAAATATGTGCTACCCATGTGACTTACGAAAAAACAATCTTCAAAAGGTGCTTTAATCAGTTTTTGAATCGCTAATACCCCTTCACTTAATCCCATCTCTTCGTCTATCTTATAGAGTAATTCAGCATCCTGTAAACAGTACTCCAAATAATTCTGAGTATCTTCTTCCCATGCTCTCATAAAGAATTCATTTCTATCTGTAAACTTAGAGTCTTTCTTTTTAGTCTCTCCAACAGAAACACTTGCACAATAATCTAAAGATGTGCTAGGTAGTGTTCCACGTTGAGCATCATTCCATTGACGTTCAAATGCTAAATCTAAATTTAAACATAATCTTCCTTTAATTGGTTGTGCTATATTACTATAATCAACACTACCTAATGCTTTGTAACTTACACCTTTTACCTCTTTATATGGAGATAACTTTCTTGGGTCTATGTTGTTCTCAAATAATCTTTTAATTAATTGTGGAACATCGGACTTTAATCCCCACCAAGCAATCAACATGTCGGGGTCTTGTTCTTGTATATCTTTTACAAATTCTTCAAGCATTTCTTTTTCAGAAATAAAAATGTTTAATTCATTAATACTACCCCTTTGAATATCGAATGTTTCTTCTATTGTTTGATGCTTATATTCATCAGGAAACCATGTGTATAACTTACTTTCATTAGTATAATTATCATATACACCAATAGCAGTTATAGCCCCTGCATCTTTATGAGCATCGGGCAACCATTCCATATCCCAATACCATTTTCTCATTTCATATTCGGGAACTCTGTCCAGTTCATCTACACAGTATCTTCTAAGTATTGGTACATCTCCTTCCCATGTATTTCTAAATGGTCTTCTTGCATCCTTCATATCTTTAGGATGTGAGTAAAAAACTTTAGTTAAAGTATGACCTTCTAAGTTTCTCCAATTACCTTTTTTATATTCATAGAAACCTGTTTGCTTGACTGAATCTTTACCTATAATATGATGCTTAGTTTTGTAAGTATCGGGTTTATTGTCGATAGACCTAATAAAGAAATAAGGTTTAAAGTCTGAAATAACTTTCTCCTTTCTTATTTTATCCTTATCTCTCCATCTTATTTTTATACTTCTATCGTTATCAGTCCAAGTTATTATCATTATATTCCCTCCTTGTTACAGGTTCTATTTGATTGTCCCAAACATCGTTTCCTTCTATATCTTTTTTCCAGTAACTAAAACTAAAAAGTAAATCATCTTCTAAAATTCTTTCAATTATTATATCTTGGGCTAAGTTATGGGCTTCTTCTTCGGTATAAGCGGCCCTCTGAAACGTATGCCCTCCTGTAAAATACTTCCATTTTTTGTGTAAAATACTTTCTTTTTTGGGCCAAAAATGGATAACATATGTGTGTATATAAGGAGATTCTTCCTTATTCCAGAGATTCGCACCATCTTCCCATAATTCTAATCCATATTCAACATCATGACATGTATAAATTTTATCATATGGGTCACTCAATTTATTACTATCAGTAAAATCTTTACCCCACCAACCCATATTAAACACCTAATCTTGGCGCTCTAATTATAGCGCTATTTTCTGTAACCATTATTATTGGTTGATTATCTCCAATAAAGATATTTATTTTATCGTCTTTATTAAAGAACTTATGTAGTGGTCCGCTAAATACAACTGTAGCGGATTCGCCTATATTATTACTAAATGCCATTTCTTCTCTATAAGAAGAAGCAATCTCTTCAGATGAAATAACAAACTTTGCATCTGTTAAGTCATCTGTTTCTTTAAAGTCTAATTTATATATTCCGTTATTTACTATCTCACAGGCATCTAAAGATTCCTGTAGTTCTGCTCCAGTAACTTGTATTCCACACTCTACTTTTATTTCACCTAAAGATAATAATTCCTCTAAGTTTTCATTATAACTTAAAGGCCATTGATTTATCAGACGCTCTATTCTACCTTCAAATGGGTGTCTAACTACCATTGGCATTGTTGCTCTTTTACCGCCTGATTGCATAACAACTGTAGTACCAACATCTAAAGTAATAGAATCAGACATTTTATCTAAGTATTTTTTTAATGTATCCAATTCTAAGATAAAAGAATATTCTTCCGTTTCACAGTCTACCGATATACTCTTACCACATACTGTTGATTCATCTGCATTAAACATAATTAATCTGTTATCTTGTAATTGAAACTGAATGTATTTACCCAAAGACTTTGAAGATAATCCTCCAGTCACCGACCATTTTCCTTTTAGTTCAACATTTTTCAATGCATCTTTCATTTCTTTTTTATCAAATTCTAATCTCATTTCTAATCACCTTGCTCTCGCTAGTGAGGAATGACAAGAGGCCACCTAACTCCCCTTTACTTGTATTTTAATGTACCAACACGTCAAATGAATTTTGTCATTTTTATTTAGTAAACCTCACTCTTGCGAGTCTCAAATTTCCCTGTTTCTTAGGTCGGGGATACCATTCCATTTGGCTTCTTTAGAGTTAGACTCAAAGATAGTCCAAGTTTTACCAACTAAGTTGGGGTTTGTTTTACTTGCCTTTAACCTTGCAACATATTTTGTGTTGTTACCAACTGATTCATCCCTAATGCTAATCATCTGCATCATTTTATCGGGAACATCTTTATTCCAATTAGCAACTAACCCTGTTATAGAGGGATTATTAAAATCCTGATATGTTGGTTTAAGATGCGTAATAAATACTTTATCACATTGCAATTTTAACGCACTAATAAATACCTCATTATGGTCTATATTTCTAGCACCATAGGCAGTAGGAGGTATAGGGTCCATCATTTTCTTTCTGTCACCCTTTACTCTTTCATACCTTAATTTATTAGTTACACAATCATTCCATTTATCCATACCATCCATAACAAACGCTCTAACATTAGTATTTTTATCTGCAATCATTTCTTCTGTTTCTCTAATGAAGTTTAATGCATTTTGCATAGTTAAAGCATAGTTTTCTGTACCATCAGTATTATGATGATTTGGGCAATATACATAGATGTTAGGGTCTGAATCCCAACATGATTTCCATGTTACTTCTGCACCATCATCAAAATCTAAAAAGCGTAGTATCGCCCCATCTTTAATTTCTTTATCAGTTCTTAAGTCAAGACCTAATCCTGATTTACCTTGTTTGGCTTTACCCTCAATTGATAAAACCAAAAAGGAATGTTTTCTTTTTAGTTGTGCCTTTCTTGCTTCTGCTGTTAGTTTTTTCCACTGTTGGTATTGAAGTTCTTTTTGTACCTCTGGACCAACCGCTTGTTTTTGGTTTGGTTTACTCATTGTCTTTAAACTCATCAGAACCATTCCCCATTATCTTCCACAACAACGGTATTTACTTCAGCGCTTCCATGTCTATCAATAGCATACAATCCTAAAACATTAATTGAAACAGGTCTTAATTCTCCTGTTTCTCTATCTGTTCCTTGAGAAGTTCTACCACAAACAATTACATTACTACCAATACCAAAATCAATATTGACATAAGAAGGAACCCAACATGTTACTGATGAGTAACCTTCTCCATCCCAATTAAAGTCAGCATTTAAATCGCTAAGATATAGTGTTTGGTTTCCGTTAGCAGTTTGTTGTAAGTTCATGTTCTCAACATTACCATCTGTAACAATAATTCTTTCATCTGATTTCTTGTGTGAATTATCTGTATGTGCTGATTGTAAACCAGTTAGTTCTACTATTCTTTCACCTAATGTAGATTGTACCACTTCAATAATGCTATCTTCTAACTCTAAGTATTGTAGAGAAGATACTGTACTACCATCTTTTCTAGCACTTAGAATATTAGCATTGTTTGAATTAGGAACACAAGTAAATGAACACCAACTAAATGTTGTTGGTGAAAAGTCTTTACATTGTTCTCCACTCATTCTTAACTGATATTCTTGGTATTCACCATCATCAAGTTTACCTACAAAGAATAACCTTCTTGACCATGCTTCAGCAGGTAAAGGTTTTCCGTATCTAGGATTAGGTTGACCACTAGCAAATGCTTGTCTATTATCTACAGGGATAATCCATTTATCGTCATCAACTTGCATTCCACTATCAGGTATTTTTTCCATAACTTTAGTAACCATTTCACCTTTAGATAACATGGTAACTTCATGTCTTCCATCTTCTAAAGATACTGCTACTGCTACACTTCCAGAGTTAAGACATGCTGTTGCATCTCTTTGGTAATCAGCAAGTAAATTGTTTCTTCTATTTTCTTCCCAATCTCTAGCCCCTTCAACTGCGTAAAAGAAACCAGTAGCAGTTTTAGTATAAGTAGGACCATCGTATTCCGTGGCCCCGCCCTCTGCTTCTTTTTTCTTTGTCGCCATTTGTTGAGAGAATTTAGACCTAAAAAGACTTCTTGCGATTTTAAATTCGTTTTCATCTTCTAGGTTTAAATCATGCTTTGCAACTATATCCTCATAGTCTGCTTGTGCTTGTTCAACACTAACGCCTAATTTTTCTGCGTATTTTTCTATTTCTTGTTTCATTTCTTCTTTCATATATATTCCTCTTTTTATTTTATTTATTTTATACTAGTCAATAGACTAGATTTATTATCCGTTTGGATTATTATCTTAGTTGTGATACTAGCCATGAGACTAGTACTCTTGGAGTCATTCCTTTTCCACGCCATTCTGCTTCACCAACTGCTCTCAAATATTTGTATTTTGATTCATTATTTATGTCACTCTTAACAATAACTTCATGTAATCCATAGCAAATATCTTTGACAGTTTTTCCAGCGTATAATGCTCCATGTAATTCTTCTAATGCTTTTCCGTGTTTTCCTTCTTCTAACAAGTTCAATATTCCATCATACCTCTCAAGACTTTTATCCACCTGTTTTCTCAAACTCAATCCACTTGCAAGTGCGGCTTGCAATTCCGTTATTGTTCTACGAACATCACCGTTGTAATAACTTATAAAGGAATCCAAGTCCGCATCTGATGGATGTGGTTTTTCCTCTCTTGTCAGGATTGTCTTGCACAATGTTGAAATTGTAGAGTTATCCAGTTTACTAAAGAAGTAATTTGCGCATCTTGATTGTAAGGGATAGATAATCTTACTCCTATCATTAGCAGTAATAATAAATCTAACATTACTTGAATATCTTTCCATTATTCTCTTTAATGCATTTTGCGCATCGGGGGTCATCCCATCCATTTCATCAAGTAATATGATTTTAAATGGTACATCACCTATTGCTTTTTGTTGTGCTATATCTTTAATAGTTGTTCTAACTACTTCTAAACGCCTATCATCACTAGCGTTAATCTCAGAATAGTTTGAGTCTATTTCAGACTGTAACATCTCTAATGCTAATATACCAGCCGCCGCAGTTTTACCTACTCCAGCCTGTCCGTATAATAATACATTAGGCATATCTTTTATTTCTATCCAGTTTTCGGCATCGAGTTTAAATGTCTCTTGCCCTATTAATTCGTATATATTTTTTGGTCTGTATTTTTCTGTCCATAACATTTTTTATTCCTCCTTAAAACCACCCTTCTAACTTAAGGGTTCTTTCGGGAATAATTGGAGCAGTTCTTGGTCTTGCTCTTTCTTTTATTCCCAGTACTCTTTTTTCTTCACTTTTTAATCTTTTACTTGCCCATGTATGAAATTCATCATCCATTAACAATTGGTTGATTAAGTAACCTTGATTTGGTTTAATCTTTAACTTTCTAAGTATAGTAGGTATTTTAGAATAACTACCCCTTTTAGGGAAAGTTAATCTTGAAAATATTCTACCATCATGTGAGTAAGCCAACAACTCATAAAAGTAATCTGATGACCACCTTCTCTTAACTACCCCATCTACAAACGTTAACTTATTAGGATGAAGATTCATTCCTAGCCAAGTCATTATCTGAACATCGGGTGGTTTATTATATTTTAAAAACTTTAGAACTAAATCTCTATTAGGGTTTTTTAGATAATCCCCTACTAAATCAAAAACACTTTTATTGATATTATACGGCTCTTCACTTCTTGGTGCTAACCGCTTTATATTATCTATAAGGTGTTTCTTAGTTCCAGCCCTTTTAACTTTACAACAATTCTTAATTACCTTTGGAACATCTTTTTCATTATTAGAAGTTAATACAATAGAACCTTTCGCATTTCGTATTATATCCATCACAATATCCTTCTTAGGTTTGTAATGCACTTCTTCAATAATAATATCTTGTTCAACGGACTTCCAATCTCTATCTTCTAATTCATTAGCATAATAGATTAACACATCATCGTTATCTATTATAGCCTTAGCCATAGTGCTTTTTCCAGTTCCGCTTTTTCCTGTAATTAATATTGGTCTTTTCTTTTCTCCCATATTTATTAAACTCATAGTAATCCCTTTATCTCTAACATTCTGTTTAGCCCTTTTTGTGTTAAATGATGTTTATTAGAAAACAGTGTTACTGCTTCTAAAAATGAATCAAAATTATCACAATGTTGGGGAACATAGTTTGGTATAAGTTGAAATAGATTAATTAAGTTATCCGCATTAGTAATTCTAAGCACTGGATACGGTCTACTCTTCTTTTCTATTTCTTTTAAATAGGAATCTATACCAAATTCCTTTAATGATTCTTGTAACAATACTAAAAACTCTCTATTCATTGCACGAATTTCTACTGATAATTTAATCTTATAACCAGTAGAATGTCTTACATTCTGCGCTATTGCTATTTGTGGTCTTGCTATTGCTATTAATATTCCTTCAAGTTGTTCTCTCGTAAACATCTTTCGACACTCCTATACATTCATGTAATAATCTTTGATAGTTTAAACCATCAGAAATTATATCTTTAACTTCTTCCGCTTCTTTTAAATTATTAGGGAAAATCCATTGGATACAAACCCCTTTATACATATTAAGTAATTCTGCTTTTTCTTTATCTATTTCTTCTATTAATTGAGCATATTTATTTATCTCAAAATTATCCTTTATGGCATAGTTTAAAATTATATTTTCTTTAGTTCCTAAATCACCATATACCATAAAGGTGATTGTTGTTATTGAACCATATTCTTCGGTCCATTCTGCTTTAACATCTTCTGTATATTCTTCCATGAGTAACCCTCATTTGTTAAGTTTCCTCATAGTTTCAGAATCCATCTTTGCTTTCTTTTGCATGTTTCTAGTTATTTGACATCCTAATCTAATTTTAGATGTAGATGGTAAATTCCAAAATACATCTTCTTCTAATCCGTATGTAATTTCCATCTGTCTACACAACTGTCTTCTGCTTAAATTTCTTAACGACTCATCTATTTTTATACCTACTATTTCATCTGTAGGGTACTTAACAAATGTATCTATTATCACATAAACAACTCCCATAAAATAAAGTATCTTCTTTAAAACCCATTGTATCATATTGGGTGCGAGTAATCTGACCCACTTATACTTTACTTTACATTAAGGCTTCAACATCAGATATTGTGTTAATATCTGATACTGGTTTATCATTTCTAATTCTTAATAATCTAGGAAACCTTAACCCTAAATTATTGTCAGCATCCTTACTTACTAAATCTGCTGTAACCTCTAATACTATTCTAGGTAATAATTCATATGTGCCATCTACAACTCTTTGAACTATCTTTTTACCTTGTTGAGTTAAAGATATTAAATCTATATTCGAAAACCCAGTTCCAATACTACCAACTGGGATGAACTTAGTTCCATCTTTAACTGCTATATCATATGAACCAAATACCGTAGCCCTCTTACCTTCACCGTATCTTGCTCCAGTAACTACAACATCTAACTCTATTCTTGGCGGTTTATACTTAGCCCAACCTTTAGAACGCTTACCACTTTCATAAAGAGTATTAAGGTCTTTAACTATTATACCTTCATAACCATCATTGATTGCTAAGTTATAGAAAGAGTCACTATCTTCTGTTACTCTAACTGCTTGTTTAGGGAATTTAAGGATAAAAGGTAATCGTTCTCTCAATGAGTTATCCATTAGGTTTTCATCATTGAACATCATGCAATCGAACACAGCCAGTTCTACAGGACATTTTTCAACTGCTTCCACGATATTCTTTGAATGAATACGAGTTCCCATCTTCTTGAAAGGGGCAGGGCGGCCATCACTCTCGACAGGATAAATTTCAGTATCAATAATAAATGATTCTTTCATGTTCCAATTACGAATCTCCTCTACAATATCGGGAAACTTATCTGTAACTACCTTACCTTTACGATTGTATATGAGAACTGTAAGTTCATCAAAATAATGTTCTCCGTCAAACATTCTTGTGGGGCCTTTATGTATTTGATACCTAGCCCCATCATACTTGTATTCAATAATACGTTCTTTAGGCCATTTCTCTTTAGGAACTTCTTTCGCTAACATAGGTTTGATAAATCTACCAATTACTAAATCATTAGGTGGTGTTTGATTTGTTGTATAATACACGACTATATCAGATAAGGAATGTAATTGCATATGTTTTTTAACTTCTGCTTCCTTCTTATCATATACCTTAGCAACTAATTTTCTAACTAGCCCTTCATTGATTCCGTTTCTTGGGGTTCTTAACCAATATCTCAAGAACCATTTTCTTTCTAATGATGACATCCCATTAAAATAGGTATTAAAAATTCTAAATGCTTCTCCATCACTTTTACTACAATCCATTTGTAATATAGAATACATTGGGCCTAAACCGTACTCGGAAGATTCATCACTATTATCAAAATGATAAACTGCTTCTCCAATATCTCCATGATTATAAATAGAAGTTTCTATTTCTTCTTCGAACACTTCCAAAGATTTAGTAATCCATTTTAACGCCTTCTTACTTGCTAGATTATTTGGGCCTAAATTTAAAGATAATATATCAATAAACCTTGTTTTATTTTCTATTTCTTTAAATTCTTTAGCCAATAAACTAACTGTCTGACTCGGTGTTTTGTACTCTATTGCTTGCATTAATCTGCTAAATTCTATCCATTTCATTTTAATCACTCCAACGGGTGTTGAATATCTTTATCCCCCAACACCCAACGTAGGGATTTAATAACCCCTTCAAGGGCTTTGAATTGTCGCATGTGGAATATCTTTTCTTTCTTAGAAATGTCATCACTCATCTTAATAGAATGAAAGTTTTGTTTTCTTTCTGCTTTATCAAGCATTTCTTCTATTTCTCCCCACGTTCTTTCATATGTAAAATGCCCATTATTCATTATCATCATCTCCAAATATTTGAGGGAATCTAACTTTAATCAAATCGAACTTATTATTTGTTCTACTATTAATTGTTGCTAGTTGCCCATGCATCTTAAAAAATCTCTCATCTAATTCTTTAGTATAAGATTTAATTTCATTTTCTATGAAACCATCTTTACCTATTTTTTCCATTAAAGATTCTTCAAATTCTTTTTTCAGTTTTCTAGTTTCTGTCCTAAAGGACGTTCTTATATTTTTTAATCCTTGTTTGTATTCCTCTTTGGATTCATATAGATATGCTTCTATAATTTCCCTACACATCTCTCTCATATTTTTTCTTATTTCATCTTCTAAAATTTCATACATCATAGAAGCATCTTGTTCTAACTTTTCTATCCTCATTTCATGATGGTGCATTTGACTACCTATTAAATCTGAGCCACTTCTTATTGGTTTTCTTTTTGTAGCCTTTTTCTCTAATTTCAGGCAATCAGGACACAAACCCGCATAAGAATTATTTGAATTCTTTCTATATGGTTTTCCACAAGACGGTTTAATACAGTTAACAACATAACCATAAGCCATGTTTACTCCTCACTATCATTTATATTATCCTCGTTAGTAAACATCTGTAACATCAATGCGTTGGATAAACCGATAGCATGTAATGTCTTTTCATCACCTGCTTTACTTGCTACCCCCATCATTAAAGTGTTAAATGCTTGAACCATTGGTAACGATAAGTCCCAAGTAGTTTTTGCTAATTCTAAATATTCATAGTCATCATCTTCGGTTAATGCCGACATATGTAATAGATGGAAAAGCATAAAACCATGTTTATCTTTAACAGATACTAAAGATTCTAGTTCGCTTTCAAACGCCTCTACCATTTGTACTGGTAGGTTATTTCTCATCCACTTACTATGGATTTTAACCCATTTATTATATTCTTCTTCATTGTATATTTCTATTCCCATTGTTTCACCTTCTCTAATATTTCTTGTAATACTTTTATTTCTTCTAAGTTTAATCTTATTCCTTTCTTTGTTGGTTTATCATTATTATGTAATCTAATATCAACTACATCTATTTTCCAATAGTTACCTTTAGTAACTTTCCATTCGTTCTTTGCATCTCTAGGTATTCTACCTAGTAATTCCCATTCAGTTTCTTCTGTCATTTTATCACCTCAAAAATTAAATTCATCATCAGTTGTTACTGAATCAGAAGACCATATTCCTATCTCTTGTGGCTCTTTACTTCCACCATCAATTAACACTGGGCTAAATGTAACTTCAACACTTGCTGAATAATAGTTATTAGAATCTACTGAATGCATTTGTTTAGCAACTTCTTTTACTAATACACTATTGTAGATAGCATCATCATACTCTGCAATTACTTCGTTGTTTCTTTTAACATAATATTTAGTGTCTAAGTTTTTAACATCCGTTAATGCTTTTGCTATTCCAAAGTTCTTTAAGATATATTTCATATCTTTAACATTAGAAGGTTCTCTCCACATTTGGGGTTCCCTCGTTTCCATCGCTTTAATAGAATTAGCAAGTGCTTGACCGATAACTAATTGACCTCTCATACTCATAATAAACTCAATACATTTCTGTTGTCTAGTTAAATCATCTTCACCTTTCTCTAAAGTTACCTTTAGTTTAGGTTCTTCTTTCTTTTCTTCTTTCTTTTCTTCTTTATTCTTCTTCATCTTTATTCCTCCTTTTATCGGGTGTATTACCCTTTAAACATTCTAAACATTTTCTAAATCCTCTATGTGTAAAATCCATGCAATCTTTAACTATGCATATCATCTAATTCACCAACTAATACTTCTGACGTTAATACTAATGCCGCAACACTAGCCGCACTATTCAATGATGATAGTGTAACTTTAACTGGGTCAATAATACCTTCTTCTAATAAGTTGACTGATTCTCCAGTCTTAGCGTTTAAGGGAACAATAACTTCTGATGTAATCCCTGCATTTGCTAATATCTGATAATAGGGTTTACTCAAACACTCAAAGAATGAATGTCTGTATTGTCCTTTTGCGGTGAATGTTTTAACAGTACAAATCGTGGCTAATTCATATCCCCCGCCTCTAATAACTCCCATTTCCATAGCGGCTCTAGTAGCATTAAGGGCATCATCTACTCTTTCCATAGTATCTCTCATTTCTATTTCA